AAACTGCTTTATTAAATAATCTGACTCTCATTGCTTGAAGTCTTGGAAGCATATTTTCTCTATCTTTTTCCCAATCTTCATTATTCCATTGTTTTACACGACTCCAATCGCTCCAGGCAGAAGTTTCTGCGATGCCTTCAATCTTTGCGTGTTCTAAAACTAGCTGTCTTGTAGTTTTACCCTCAAGTTGACGAGAATACAATCTTTGACTTCTAGCTTGGATATGCTCTTTTGTATTGCAAGCAAACTTAGAACGTCTTTTTCTTTTTTCTTGTTGTTGTTTCTGTTCTTCTGGAATAAAACCAGACATAAAAGATTCAGCCACGGACTCAATCAGATAAAGTATTAATTGAATGATAACCTAGAAATAGTAAATTAGGCTATAAATAGGGGGTATTAGTTGAAAAATCTGTTATTTTTTAATGTATGGAGTTAAAAACCAGTAACTATGCTCAAGTTAGTTCTATTAAATCTCTTTTTGATCTATCTCATAAATTAGAAGACACAAATATGGGATCAAAAGACGAATCAATAACCCTTAGATATGCACAAGGGCAAGTATTTAACTCAGAAAAGAGATTTAGAATATTAGTAGCAGGAAGAAGATTCGGCAAATCATATTTAGCTTGTATAGAACTACTTCGTGGAGCGATAAATCGACCAGGGGAAACATATTTTTACTGTGCACCGACATATCGCATGGCAAAAGACATTGCATGGAAGGAATTAAAGAAATTAGTACCAAAAATCTGGGTAAAAGCTAAAAATGAGACTGATTTGAGACTAGATTTGATTAATGGATCGAGTATCGAGTTGAAAGGAACTGAAAATGCGATGGCATTGAGAGGTAGAAGCTTATCAGGAGTTGTTTTAGACGAAGCTGCATTTATGGATCGAGATGTATGGGCTGAAGTTATAAGACCTGCTCTAGCCGATAAACAAGGGTGGGCATTGTTTATTAGTACACCTGATGGTACTGCTAGTTGGTTTTACGATATGTGGTGTTTTTGCGGAGAAGCGGAAAGAGATGATTGGCATAGATGGAGCTTTACCACGATTGAAGGGGGTAATGTCGCTCCAGAAGAAGTAGAAGCAGCTAGAGGTCAATTAGATGAGAGGACATTCAGGCAAGAATTTGAAGCTAGTTTTGAAAATTTAACTGGTTTAGTCGCTGTTAGCTTTGATGATGACAATATTGATAAAGAAGTACAGGATTTTCATTTGATGCCTTTGTTAATTGGATTAGATTTTAACGTTGACCCTATGGCGGGAATTTGTGCTGTTAAGCACGAAGATAATTTATATGTATTTGATGAGATCATGTTGACAGGTGGAGCAACAACTTGGGATTTTGCGGAGGAAGTTGTTAGAAGATATGGTGTGGATCGAAGGGTAATTGCTTGTCCTGACCCAACGGGTAGTGCAAGAAAGACAAGTGGAGTTGGTGTTACAGACCATACGATCTTAAGAAGAAACGGTTTTACTGTTATGAGTCCTAAATCACCCTGGAAAGTTAGAGATAAAATTACTGCTGTTAATACTGCATTACTTGATGCGAATGGAGATCGAAGAACTTTTATACATCCAAGATGTAAAGAGTTGATAAAAGCACTTAGAACTCTTACATATGCACCAAATACAGGCATGCCAAATAAAAATCTAGGGGTTGACCACGCTTTTGATGCTTTTGGTTATCTTTGTCTACAGCAATTTAACCTTGCCAAACCAGAGACATTAGGCCAAACTTCGTTTAGAATATACTAAGAAGCCTAATTCTTATCATGCCTTATCACACTGGAATGAAGAAAAAGAAGAAAAAGAAGAAAGGAGGTAAAAAACGTGGCGAATGTTCCTGTAAATAAAGCGTTATACTCTAGGGTAAAAGCGGAAGCCAAGCGTAAATTTAAAGTTTACCCTTCTGCTTACGCTAACGCATGGCTTGTACGAGAGTATAAGAAGCGTGGTGGTACTTATCGCACAGGAACTAAAAAAAGTGGCAAGAAGTAGCGGTGGACTTACCCGATGGTTCAAAGAAAATTGGGTTGACGTTAAGACGGGAAAACCTTGTGGTCGTCAAAAAGGCGAAAAACGAGGCTATCCAGCCTGTAGACCAAGCAAGCGTGTATCAAGTAAGACACCTAAGACAACAAAAGAGATGTCACCAGCCGAAAAAGCAAGATTTAAACGTGCAAAAACCAGCAGCAAGAAAATAACTTATCAACATAGACGAAAAAAGAAGAAAAAATAAGTGTAAATAACATATTTAACGGTAATATAGTTATATGAAGCTAACTACTCGTCAAAAGCAGAAACTTAGCGAACATTCTGCCCATCATTCGGCTAAACACATGGAGTTTATGAAAAGACGTATGAGGGCAGGTGATACTTTTACTCAAGCCCATAAAAAGGCACAAGCAAAGGTGGGCAAATGAGAAAGAAACGTAAACAAGTAAATTTAAGTGTAGGCAGAGGAGAAAAGTCTAAAACTGGTGGTCTGACCGCAAAAGGCCGTGCGAAATATAATCGTGCTACTGGGAGTAATTTAAAAGCACCAGTTACAGGAAAAGTAAAACCTGGTAGTAAAGCAGCTAAAAGACGAGCATCTTTTTGTGCAAGGATGAAGGGTATGCCTGGGCCAATGAAAAAACCAAACGGTAAACCTACTAGAAAGGCGTTAGCATTAAGAAAATGGAGGTGTCGTTAAATGACATACGCATTACCAGGGATGCTGAAAACCAGTATTACCGCTACTACATACATTGGTAGTACAGATAGTCCTTTTACTCGTAATCGTGCAGTGCTCGACATGATTAAGGGATGGGAAATAATGAAAGCTGTTACTGAAGGTACAGAATATTTAAGAGAAAATAGTGAGGCATTTTTACCGCTTGAACCAAGAGAAGATTATGATGCTTACCTTGCAAGAGTTAATAGATCAGTTTTTAGTCCTTTTACACAAAGATTAATAAGAGCAGCAACAGGTCTTGTATTAAGAAAACCTATAACGCTAATAGGTGATCCTTATTGGACTGACATGTTCAAAATGGATGTTGATGGTTGTAAGTCAGATTTAGATGAATATGCAAGAAGATTATTGATGTGTTCTCTTACTTATGGTCAAAGTCATATTCTTGTAGATTACCCTGCACCTG